ACCTTTTCGTCCTATTTCCATTTAAAAATAACGATTCCCGCTATGGCAATTCCCATCCCGATTACCTTCCTCCATTCCAACGGCTGCTTATCTGTGCCGAACACTCCCAGGAGTTCAATCACATAAGCTACAATCAGCTGGGCGATAACAATCAGCATTACTGCCTTTGCCGGGCCCAGCATCTCCATGCTCTTAATTACCGTATAAGTAATCACAGCCCCGATAGCCCCGCCCAAAAGCATATATTTCGGCTCCACTTTCATCAGTGTTCCAAAAGAAGACCTGTCCGTAATCAGCCATGCGGCCAGACAGACCAAAAGGGCGCTGAACTGCACAAAAGCATTTGCCAAAGCATACGCAAGGCACATGAACAAGATTTCGCCGGATTTTGTATCATACCACGCAGAGCCAGAGCCGGAGCGTTACTGGTAGGAAGGGAGCGAAAATTGATGAAGGAATATTATCAGGTCAAAACCATTCAGGAAATCCCCTATGCGGAATGGGATGATGATTTCGGGGATTTCACGGCTACAGAAAGCACCGGGAAGGTTGAGGAATATATTGCAGGGACGTTTCCAGCCCTGCACCTCGCCCAGCTCTTTGCCAAGGCATTAGAGCAGAGCATAGCGGAAAGCACCGGGTACACGGTAAACTGCTTCACTCCGAAGGTGGCAATCCTGAAGGTGGAGCGCAGTATAACAGAATTGGAGGTCAGTCATGGATAAGTTTTTTACACAGACACGTTGCGACCGCTGCGGCGGATCGCTGGAAGGCGGACGGCAGATGTCAATGTTCAATATGGACTGCTGCTGCATGGAGTGCATCAGGAAAGAGCGGCAGCGCAGGGATTACCGGGAAGCGCAGGAAGCGGAACGTGCCGCCCTGCTCCGTGGAGAACGTAACTTTGAGGGAATTGGATTCTGAAAGGAGAACGCTATGAAAATATCAAAGAATGAATATGATGAGCTGATGTCCATGCTGGATTTCTTCAGCTATAAGGTAGACCCCTGCTACAGAAGGGAAACGGATACCGTTGCAGATAAGTACCGGGAGAATTTCAAAAGGTACATCGAGAATGGATATTATCCTGATGCGGCGCACGATATATCAAGGAGGGAGTGGTAGTATGAAAAAGTGGTATTTCTCATTCGGGAGCGATCCGGGCTTCCCTTACCAAAACACCTATGTCATAGTCATAGCGGATACGGAGCATGAAGCCGTTGCAAAGTTCCGGGCAAAGTTCCCGGACAGACATGAAAACACCGTAAACTGCGCCTGAAGAACGCTGGCACGGTTCCATGAACGAAGCCCTTTATGGCGATCCGGCAGAAATCATCGAATAAGCAAGCGGAAACGGCAGAGGAATAAATCCCCTGCCATTTCTTTATCCAGAATGCCCACCGCCGTTCCGGCAGCGAATACCCCGGCCGCTTACTTCATAAGCCTGTTCACTTCTGCCTGGACTTTTGAGTAATTGTACCCGGCCGCTTCCAGTTTTTTCTTGCGCTCCGGGTTATTCCCCCATTTCCCGTTGATGACTTCCTTCGCCACTTCCGTCACGGACTTGGACGGTTTGGACGTTCCTTTCATCTGCCGATTTACCTCCGCCTGAACAGAATCGTAATTGTAGCCGGCCGCTTTCAGCCTTGCCTTACGGTCATCTCCCACACCCCATTTTCCGGCAATAACCTCCTTGGCGATTTCGCTGACGGACTTCTTTGCAGACGTGCCTCCTGATCCACTGCCGGAGCTGGTTGCCTTGGTTGAAAACTTCGGCGTGATAAATCCCCTTATGTACCTCCCGTTCACGGCCAGGTTTCTGTAACCGACCGTGTTTGACATATTCCCTTCGATTACCCGGATCGTGTTTCCGCTGACGGACGCCACAAGGCCGACATGATCCGGCCACCCGGTACAGTCACCTTTCCCGGAGTCTCCCCAGTCATAAAGGATTGCATCCCCGGTCTTCGGAACGTATGCATCGTTCTCCACCCATATCCCGGCTTTCCTTGCCAGCTCGATCATGTTTCCGCACGAGCATTCCACACACGGGAAGATGTCCGCAAGCCTGGAAGCGATATATGCCGCTGATATGGCTGTGGCGCACCACGCATCATTCACGGTCATTTTATACCTCTTGCAAAGCCCTGAATTATTAAGCACCGCAAGGATTGCCTTATGCTCTACGCTCCCCTCCTTGATTCCTACATACTGCGCCAGATAATCCACTGGCTTCTGTCTCAGTTCCTTTTCTGTCATAGCGATTCCTCCTTCCTCTTTTCCGTCATATTCCGTAAGCCCATATGCCTCCACGCATCTAAATACGTCTGCGACATAAGTGCTGCTGGTGGCGTACCCATCATCCTTGATGGTCTGCAGATATTTCTTCGGGTCAGTAATGCCCTTCAGGTTCTGGTACCGTGGAAGCTGGATAAATTCAAAGTACCCCTTCACGCCCTCGTCCATATTGCTGTATACCCGGAAATTATCGGTGATGGTGGTTTTCGTTCCGGGAGAATACTCCTCCTGCGTCTTCATGTTCACGCTCCGGCCTTTCCACTTCGTGCCGCACTTTAATCCGAAATAGTTATGGTAGACGGAGGCGAGTTTACTCTCGCCCCATCCGCTTTCCAGAATCGCCTGGGCTATAATGGGACTGTGTACCGCAATCCCATAATCAGCAGCATATTTCCGCACATACCCGGCAATTTTTTTGATAAATTCCTGCTTGTCCATTCCTTACACTTCCTTTTCCGTGTCTTCGACTTCCACGCCCACTTCGATCCCGGTATTCGCCGAATCAGTCAGCCCCTCGCCGATGATATAGGCCACGACCGAAGCACCGGCCATGATAAGCGCAGTCACCTGAGTGGCAGTGTTTTCTGTTCCCCCGGTTGCCAAAATCATCATGGAGGTGAAGGATGCCACCGCCGTCCAAAACTTTCTGCTTGTGAGTTTCCTCATCCAATTAATATTCTTCATAAACATTACCTTCTTTCTTTTTTAAGTGAAGTTCCTGAATTTCTTCATACATTTTCGTGATCATTCCATTGCCGCCAAGTTCATGGTAAGCCTCGTACATCTCCATAAAATTTTCATAAGCATAGGACGGGATGCTCCCCAGCTTCATGTACTTGTCGTGGTATTCAATCAGTTGAACACGCAACAGAAGCATTGTCCCTTTGCTGTTTGCGTCCCGATCCTTTTTCTGATTTTTGAGAAGCCACACAGCGTACCCCATCAAAGCAGTTAAGATAATCGGGAGAGCGGCAGTGTATGTCTGCAGAAAAAAATCTTTCATGATATCTCACCCACTTCCCTTCGCAGCGATGCTGCGGTATTTATCTTCTGGATTACCGGGAGGCTGTCCGCTTCATCTGCAGATATGTGCTGCATGAGTAAACAGAAAAGCTCGTCAATCACGCCGGACTGTATCCTGATGATGGCGTTCTGCCTCTCCACTACTTCCATCGGATTAACCCTCGTATGGCTCACCAGTAATCACCTCGTACTCTTCTTCAGACAAAGTGCCTTTCTGCACCCTGTCCGCTATCTGCTCCTTAGTCACCCTCTTGGCAGCATACAGCCTTTTCATGCTCTCCACTAACATCCTCGCCATCTTACAGCACCCCCTCTTCCATTAAGCGCAGCGTGTACTCATCAATTGCCTTGTCGGTATTGATCTGTTCAATACTCCCCAGCATAGCGTACTCGCTCTCCGTGATCTCCCGGCTCTCACACACATATTCCGTGTAGGCTTCCAGCCCTGCCGTCTCATCTGCCTCATGTTCCACCTTCTGGATGCTGCGCCGCTGCATAAAAAGCCCCGGCGCAATTACCTGAAGCTCGTCAGGCCGTTCGGAGCATCGCTCCTGAGTCCAATCTTTCATGTTTGTTCTGCCTCCTTTGCAATTTTGATATAATTTTTTTGAGTTTCCCAAAAATGACAAACGGCTTGATATATTTTTCATAACAGCCGTAAGTGTCTGTACAGTCAAACCAGCCAATGTAAGAAACCATGGCATGGATGTCCTTCTGGTAATATCCCCTTCCGGCATCCTTCGCCTTATGCATCTTAACCGCAAGCCGGGATGCGGAAAGCATGATGCTTTCCCGGATCACTGTCCTCGTCCTGAAGAATACGAATCCCATGAAATCAATCGGCCTTCCAATGGTCTGCCCGGATTTCTTCACGAAATCAAATTTGCACACTTGATAATTTCTTTTCAGCTTTAACCTGAATCTCCTGCCAATAAACTGCCGGATGGCAGCTATTGCCTGATGCAGTTTCTTTTTGCTGTTATCAAAGAACGTCATGTCATCCATATACCGTTCATATTCCCGGATGCCCAGCTTCTCCGTTATGAATCTGTCCAGCGGCTCTAAAAGGTAATTCGCAAGCCACTGCGAAATGTAGAATCCCAAGGAAAGCCCTTTCTTCACGTTCTGAAAGCAAAGCCGGATCATATACAGAAACCATGTATCCTTAATCCTGATGGACAGTTCTTTCATGAGTACGCCCATCCGAATGCTGTCATAAAAATGCCGGATGTCAATTTTGCCAAAGTTACGGATGCCCTTGCCGCTCCTGATCCAGCGTTCCATCTGCCTTTTCCCATAATGCGCCCCACGCTTCGGGAACGAACCGCAGGAAAATTTGTATGCCGTGGCTGTTATAATCGGCTCTAAAATCAGGACTATGATATGGTGAAGCCATTGCTCATGGATTTCCGGCATTAATATTTTTCTGGTTTTCCCATGCTCCTTTATGTACCGTGGCGTGTGCTCCCTTGGACGGAATGCAAGCTCCGGCTTCTCCACCTTAACGTCAGGCGGCTTGGTGTTCCTTATCATTTCAATCATCGCCGCCACCTCTTTATCCAGGTGCGCATCGATGTATATTATTTCTTTCCGCTTGGTCTTGCCCTTGCGGAGTTTCTTATATGCTTTCCTTACGATGCCCTCATCGAGCATCTGGCGATACAGATACTTGTACTGTTTATGGCCCGTATCCTGCCCGGCCGGAAATTTCTGCCACAGTTCTTTTCTGCGCATAAACAATTACTCCTATGGGATATTTTTTCTTCTATCTCCTACAGACAGCAGGTGCGACCGCTTTACTGCCTGCCCTGTATCGGATTCATTTCCACTCATCTTTCCAGTAATGGCGAGTAAGACGTGTTCCAACGTCCAGAGGTGTAGGAAAAGGATCGGCTTTTGGTTAATCTTCCATATGTGATAGAAGCCAGGCGCACCCGATGTTCCAGTTGGCATTACCAGCAGTGTTGTTCAAATTCAAAGCACGAGTGCCACAAATAGACCCATTGTTGCAATTGCCGAACCGAAGAGCGACCGCCCAGGTGACGCCGATCCAATCCCCTATTATATCCGTTACAAAATTTCAAATTGACAAGTTCCAGTTTCTCTGGGGGAATTGCTACGCACCCCCAGACCCCCTATGCGGCTACGCCGACAGGGGGA